TTTACCTTAGTTGTATCGCCTAAAGGCCTTGTCATGTTTTCAGCTAATTTCCACTCTAGCATAGTGTCACCCATACCTAGTATTTTAGCACCAGTATATAAGACCTCAATAGATCTAGACACTCTTTCAAAATTATCACTAGGTGGTGGATTAAATGTATCTTCTTTTTCTAATGTCTTTTCTAAACCTTGTTCAGTTTTTTTAATTTTAAAAACTTGATCTTGATAGGTTTTATATTCAAAAAACAAAACTTGATGTAATTCTGGATCACTTTGAACCTGCCAATCGCTTCTCGCATAATTTTGTCTACCTGGATATTTTTGTATTACTTCCAGCTCGCTATTGGTTAAAGCTGGATATAATCTTTTTATTTCTGATAATGATAAACTTTTAATTTCACCAACATAATAAATGTCTTCAAAATTAGGATCATCGGTAGCTGAATAAATTATATTAGCTGGATCAACATAGTCTATTGTTATTCCTTCTGAAAGATTAAAGCTAGTTTTAACGGCTCCAATACCTAAAACTGTTAAATCATAAGCTAATCTTTTTTTAGTTTCAGAATATTTGTTATAATCTAATACATTATTTATTAATTCTTCTTCAGCAATCTCTACGCTCTGCTTATAATTAAGCTGCATATATAGATCTAATTCTTCAGGATCATTTGGCAATGCCTCCGGTCTTGCTGAAGCATAATAATTTTTTCCAGTTAATTGAGCTAATTCTTCTATTTGATCTTTCTGCTGCATGTCTCTCAATGCGTTAAAAGCAAAATCAGTTCTTTGTTGAGTAGCAAAAGGATCTGATGCAAAAGATTTTATTTCATAACCTTTTTCAGTCATACCGTTAACTACTATGTCAACGAACTTTGATAAAACAGGTATTGGTTTCCAATCTAAATTAAGATAAGACAAGTCACCATTAGTAGACAACTCATCTTTATATTTTTGTATAGGTTGTTCACCTCTAGCATACAATCTAAGTTTGTTGAAATTTTGAAAATTCCAAGAAAACCTGTTAGTTCCACTACTGTTTCTAAACCATTCTTGCTCTATAGCATTACCCACCTTCAAACCATATTCAAATGATTTTTTCTCTTCTTCAGGTACAACCTGATCTGGAAAGATGCTATTATTACTAGTGTAAACCATTTATTATATTATTTTTGAATTCGCACCCATATTGTCGTATTTTTTAAAGCCTAATGAAACCTTAGACGTAGTTCTTTTAGCTACAGGTGTATATCTGTTTTTGTTGCAAGCCATTATAGCTAAACCAGAACTTATAGAAGCATCATGCTTTGTTCTATTGTTTATGTTGAATTTTTCCCAGTCTTCAAGCGTTCGTTGAAAATACATATTACCATAACCTTCGTCTTGTAAACCTATGTGGTTTTCTATATAATCTTCTATAGCAGCTGCATGAGCTTGCTTTATATCTTCACTTGAATTAGGTATTCCACCTATTTCTCTTTCAGTAACAGATAATTTATGCATAACCTTGTCTGGTCTATTCATAGAATATCCTCTGTAACCTCTTCTTTTTATATAATACAATAGTCTAGGCTTATTGTTCTCTGCTAATATTGGCATACCGTAAAAAACTAACGCCATTAACACATCCTCAAAAAATATCTCAGCAGTCTGTGGTCTAGCTATGTATTCTAAAAAGAATAAATTAGGAGGAACATCTTCCATTGAGAACTTAGTTAAACCGTGCAAAGCACCATTAGATCCTCTGCCGTCCACTGTTCCTGATATATCGTAACTATCACAGCCAAATGCGCCGCAATGATCATTACCTGGATATTTTGTATTGTTTTTTAATATATACTTATTTTGCAGATTACTTGGAGGAACCCAACTAACAAAAAATCTACCATTTTTACTTGGTAAAAACATCACCCTAGTATCTTTAATCCCACCTTCCCATTGAAAATTACCCTGTGTAACAACATTAGTGTTACGAAGGTCTTCATTATAGTCTATTTGCTCGTATATTTTAGTTAAATTAAACAAAGCCTGCTTAGCTTCGTCTCTAAAAGCATGCTTAGTTGTTCTTGGGAATTGTCTATAGTATTCATTTAAACCGTCTTGGTCGTTTTTTAAACCATCAACTTCGTTTTCCCAATGTGATATAACACCTATATCTATGTCTTCTCCGTCAATACCTTTAATGGCTTTTTTTGGAGTGTCGAATACAGGAAATCCATGAGCATCAATGTATCCTTCGTAGTTCCATTCCATAGGTATGAACAAACTATATAGTCCTGAACTAGTCTGTCCATTGCGGTTTCTTTCGGTGACGTCCGAAGCTTCGTATAATTTTTTAAAATTTGCTCCACCTTTATCTAATGCGTTTGAGGTAGAACCCATCATACATTTTCCTACTATTTTTCTACCTAATCTTAAAGTTGTTTTCGTGACCCTCCAGTTGTTGAGGATGTTGTCCGGTCTCTCCCATTTACCCGATTCATCGTGGACGAGGAGCTTGAGTTTCTCTCCGTCGTACGAGTTGTCACCGGTATTCTTCCAGTCGATCGTGGTATCGAGACCGTCTTGTATCTCCTCGCTGGCCTCTTTAATCGAGTTTCTCGTGAGCCGCTTAGACGGTACTTTGTAGGATAACTCCGTCTTTGGTCTTTCCATACCGTCTTGTACGGGCTTGAAAAAGAACGGGTAGTTAAGCGATATGGGTACAACCTTGTCTGTAAACATCTTCTTAGCATCAGCTCCCGATTTAGAGAGTATCCCAAACCTAGCATCTCTTGATATTGTAGCGAGGTTAACAGTGTCTGCGGATGCCATGAATGAGAATCCAGAACGCCTGTTCTTAAGATAGCACATTCCGTAACTACGGTTGTCTGCCTTGCAAGCCTCCCAGAATATATAGAATAATCTGTTTGACTCCCTAAAGTCTGCTGACCCCACATCAATTTTAGTCCACTGCAAGTACATGTACTGAGTACCAGTAATATAAGTAGGAATACCTTTGTTATAGTACCAATAACCTTCTTCACGTTTAACAAACTCTTGGTTGATATATTCATACCATTTATCTTTAAAGCTTTGTGGATATTGATTCCAATCAAAGACTGTTTGTATTTTACTTAATTCTTCAGGCAATTTAATTACTTGCCAGAACTGCTCTTCTATTTTATCTGATCTTTTATATACTTTATCAGCTAAAGGTAAAGCTATTTTTAAGTTTTGTATTTCATATATTTCACCTATTTTACCAGTTTTACTGATAACAATAACGTCATGCTCTTTATTGTATCCGTAATCCCATTTGTTATAACGATTGTTTTTCTTTATAACTTGAGGTTTTATATGATCTTTAACAATTTTAAATAAACTTTGTATATATATCATTTGGATCTACCTTCAGCAAACCCTTTAAAAGCCTCTACTTTAGTCTCGGCAGGTTTGTCATTTAAAATATTTTCTTCTGCTTCTATTCTTGATAGAATTTCAAAAGCATCAAAGATTGCTAATTTTTTTGTAGCGGCAGCGTTTTTAAGTCTGTCAGCTGAGATATCATCTTCTGAGTCTACGATCTTTTCTTTTGCTACCTTAATTAGTTCTTCAACTGCTACTTGCCCAGCTAGGATTATATTCTTTTTGGTTTCCTTTATGTTCATATTTAATTAGAATATCATTTGATTGCATGCAGTATAATAACTCTTTATCTACTAAGAATTCAAACTCTCTGTTCTTCTTGAAACCTACAAAGTCTTCTGGGTGCATATCAAGAGCTTCTAATGAGCTATTGCTATACTTTATTATCCCAACGTTCTTTTTTAGTTTCTCTAGGCTAGAGTCATCCTCTTTTAATATAGGTTTTATAAAACAATAATTACCGTTTGGTTTCCAGGTTTTGTTTCTTTTGTACATATAAACCTGATCTGGACCAGCGAAATATAAGTCTTCTTTAAAGTAAGTGCTGCTGTTTACAGATTTACCTTTCATGTTGTAATACCTTCTAAATATGTTATGATGGACTATAACTATATCTCCAGGTTCTAATTCACTCTTGTAGGCTAATGGAGTTGATACGATTACAGCTAATCTGTTTACGAATTTATGATCTGAAATACTAGAGTTAACTATTAGTTTCTTACCATCTATATCAATCTCATTACTATATCTGCCTCCTAAAGGCTTGATAATGTATTGATAAATGCTTTTCATTCGTATCCTAAATCATATTCAACAGATATAGCCATGTTGGAGTTAAATTTCTTCCAAGGCAAAACTTCATCTTCTTTTTTTATAAATATATTATAAGAAGATTCTGCTTCATCAAATAGTATGTCTGAAATAGTATGACCACCATACACTTGCTGTCCTGTAGCATAATGCATGGCGTCATTCTTATAGTCAGCTCCTATACTAATTTTTCTTATTATAGAAGCCATTATTACTTTTCTTCTTCTTTCTCGATAATAGTATAAGATCCATCTTCAATATTAATATTGATAGCTCCATACTCTTCTTCAAGTTCAACCTTGTATTTTTCAACATCATCAACAATACCCGCATAATCATGCAGTAGGCTGTGCTTTTGAGTTTCTAAAAAACCAATATTTGTTAAAGCTTTGTTTAACTTTACTTGGTGTTCTTTAATAATTTCTAATTGATCTGCTTTGATTACTTTTGTTTCTTCTACTTTTTTCATTTGATTTAATTTAATTTAGTCTAGTTTAATATAATGCTATTATTTGTGTAGCCGTTGTAGCAGTGTCAGTTGTGTATATTTTTCTAACTGAAAATGGTAATACAGTCCCAGGAACTGCTGTAATTGTTATCGTTTGATTTGGTGGAGCACTTACTAATTCTACTTTAATACCTGTTCCAGCTCCAATGTATACAGAGCAAGAACCACCTTCTGCTTCATATATGCCATCTGTTCCTGCAGCGGCTCCACTAAACGGAGCTTGAAGGTCTACAGCTCTTAAAGTAACTGTAGATAATCCTGTTATAGCTGGAGTTTGAATTCCAAAAGCAGCTGTCATCGTGGCAGCATCAAACAAGATAGTTTGACCTACTACGGCCATGTTGGGACCAGATCCTGGATTAAACGGAGCAGCCGCTACCGCAGCGCCTTGAATTGATCCATTTGGTCGTGATTGTATAACTTGTATTCTATCAACAGCACCAGTATTATCTGTTCTTATAGCGTATTGAGCTCCTGTAGCATTGTTTTGTTCGCCTGTACCAGGACCTCTTGTAGTAGCAAAAGCAGAACCTAAAAAAGTTCCTCCAGATGCTGTGACTATAACCTCTGTACTAGCTGGTAAATTAGCAAAATTATTAGCCTCTGAAGCTATTAAAGCTCCTTGAGAACGTAAAGTTCCTACTAATAACACGTTTACAGCGTGCGTTGCGTTTGTTGTAATATTTTTTGGAAACATATCTTTTTTTATTTTACTTTGTCTTTTATTTTTTCATAAGTTCTAAGTCCACCTAATCCAAGCATACCTAGTAGTACTGTCATTAAGTGTTCCATTTGTAGTGGCGGTGGAACGTCAGTTGCATTAGTTATCCATATAAATAAATCTCTAATAACAAAGTTATAAGCTAATGCAAAGCCGCATATCCAACCTATAAACGGTCGCCATCCGGCAACGAATAAAGTTCGATGTGAAGCTTCAGCTAGGTTTATTTTGGTTTGAAGTTCTATTAATTTTTCAGGATCTAATTCTTTCCCTTTAATTGCTTCTCTTATTTCCCAAGCTAAACCACCAGCTACAGACTTCCTACCTTCACCTCCTTTTAAAAGACCCAGTAGTACTTTCCACATTATTGTTTTTTATAAATGTCTTTTTTTCCGCCTGCAAAAAACTCTGTACCTAAACCATTTTTTTCTGCTGTATTGCGAGTAGCTTTAGATTTAGCAGCTTCATTAGATCTTTTTTCAGCCATAAAAGCTTTAGACTGTTGTGGAGTTCGATAATCAAACGTAGCTGCTACAGTATGAGTTTGTGTTCCTCCTGACTTTTTATAATCTTTAAATTTAGCTACTTCTGCAGGATCGCTTATGTTTATATTGTTCCGTTTATTTTTTGCTTCTGACATGGATCCATAAGTACCATCAGCGTGAGGTTTTCCGTGGTTTTGTAAAGCGCTACCTATATTGTCTATAGGCATCGTGCTAAGTAAGTTCGTAGCGTGTTTTTTCATCCAACTCATAATATTGTCCTTTTGTTATGCATTTTTGTAAGCTTCTTTTTCCCAAGGCAAATTCTTTGCCCCTTCTTTCATTGTAGCTCTAGAGTATTTTTTTCCTTTCCAAGTAACCGTATTGTTATCATAGGATAAGTCACCTCTGTCCATTTGGTCTAAGTGTACTTTTTCATGATCTATAACTCCTTTAATCTGGTCAGGATCTGTAAGCTCTTTATTTATAACTATAGTACCATTATCATTAGCTTTACCTAAAACGCCTTCTTCCATATCTATTTTATATATAGGAGTATTGTCGTTGTCATAAGGTGCGCCTTTCATTATAAATGCCATAGTTATTGTTTATACGGTAATATTTTATTCAATGCTTCTTTTCTTTGTTGACAACCACAGGGAATATTTAATCCCTGTGATACTGTGTCAACTAAAGTTTTAATTCCGGTTGCTTCTGTAAATTTCTCTACGGTATCGCCAAAACCTTTTGATTTGTTCATACTATCCTAATACAGCTGAACTCCAGTACATCTGTAAGTTTGCAGCTAATGGCGCTTGACCAGGGGTTCTAACTCCTCCAGTATCGTCGCTTCCTAGTTGAGCATAAGCTTTTACGCCTCCTGGGTTAGCTGTTTGAGCTCGTCTAATACAAGGCAATAAAGATTGACCATTATTAGCAAGAGTTGGATTTCCAGTACCACCAGTTGATGTAAAAGCAGTAAGTGTTACTGTAGCTAAACCTATGTTTAAAGCTCCTAAAGCTTTACCACCTGTTTTTAAAGTAATAATTACTGTTTTAGCATTTGCTCCAGCAGCTCCTGTAGCTACGATAGATAAAATTTCGTCTGTATCAATTAGATACTCGTAAGACGCTTGCAAGGGTTGAACCGCTGCGGTGTTTACGATGTTGAATGCAATGTAATTTGCCATTTTGTTTGTTGTTTGTTGTTGTTTATGTAATTGTTTTTAGGTTTATCACAGTCCTATCTGTTTATTTACATTTTTGAAGCTTTAACTCTTCCTTCTTGTTTTGCTACTTTCTTTTCTAATCTAATAGTCTTACGGCTTAATCTTTGAGCTTCTTTACCTCCCTTAGCAGCTGTTTCTTTTGAAGTTGTTTTAGCTCTAGCGCTAGAGGCTTTACGTTTAAGCTTGTTAGCTCTCACTTCTTTTCTACTCATCCCAGAAGCTTTATCTTTTTGTTTAGCTTCTCTAATTTCGCTTCTAGACATTACTTTTCCTTTCTTTTTTTCTTTTATCTTAGCAAGTTTAACCGCGTCACTTCCTGTAAGAGCTTCAGGTGGTGCTTGGTTATTTTTCTTTTTTGCTTTTATTTTAGCAAGTCTAACCGCATCACTTCCACTTATTGGAGGTACGGAATTTGGTCGTTTTGGTGAATTATTTACTTTTTTAGGTTTAATAGTTGAAGATTTAGATGTTTGTTTAGCTTTGGGTACTTCAACTTTTGCGTCTCCACCATCACCGTCCTGAAACATAGCGTTATAATTCGAATTATTAGCATTATGCGTATAACCCATGCTCGCTGCGTTAGTAGCCTCAACGTCTTTCAATCCAGTTAATTTATTAACTTTGTCGCCAGCTGCGTTGTTGGTTTGAATGTTAGTTTTAGTTTTATCAGACTGTAAATCTACTTGATCATTGTAAAATGTGTTTTTTTTCTCCCCATGACCAGCAAC